ACTTTGAACATTGTATATGCTGCCTTAGTTGAAGACTGAGCTATAAACTTACGTGTAAGTTCTGCTATCTCGTCTACTAGTGAAGCTGTTATTGATGAAGTTGAAACGTTGTCTGAGTATCCTGCTAACTTCTTAGCCATCAAAGGATCACCCTCTGCCTGTTCAAATAGAACAGCTAAGAATAACTCTTGTTTTTCTGTGAGGGTTCTCTTTGTCATTACGATTATTTACTCCTCTTATGAGTTCCAGGGTTAGAAGCACCGCATGCAACATATCCACCTTTATTATACTTATGAGCCTGTGCCTTACGGGAGAAACTACGATTAGCACCTTTAGGCTGTACTCTTAGATTCTTTGCAGAGTTATCCCTAGGGTTGCGGTTCTTATGATCAACATCTTTACCATCTCCCTTATAGACTATTCCGCCCTTCTCTAGCATACGTCTTGCTGCTTTACGTGAAGCATTAGCTGCTAAGTCTGACTTAGGTGATTTAAGTTGAAGAGCACGCTCTCTTTTATAATCTCTTTTATATCCAGGTGAACTAGGCATTATAACCAAACTCTCTTAGGTACTTCAGGTGTTACACCATAAAGTGTGTCTAGTGCTTCTACTATACCTCGCATAGCATCACCCACCAACCTGATGTTCACATGCCATCCATCCATCGCTTGCATCTCAGGATACTCCATGTCTCCTTCTGTAAGTGTGTTACCTGTAGGCTCCTGTATAATACCAATGACATCCACAGTGTAGTCTGAAGTGTTGGGGACAAAGTAAGGATCACCCTCAACCTGAGTGCTTTCCTCGCCTGTCTCTTCGTCAACTACAGTGCTGTAGTCTTGCTTGTAGAAATCGTGTAATACAGTTTCCATGTCAGCCTCAGAGGCCAACTTTAGATAGAAGTCAGTCTTAATGATCTCCATCTCTAGTTCTAATTGTTCACTCATGTTGTTAGCTCCTGTAGCTGTGTATTAGTTAGTCTGCGAGGGTAGTATTTGATGAACTTGATGTGACCGTTTATCAGGTTAGAACTTGGGTTAGGGGCGTAATAGTGACCTATCCCTAACGAAGATATTCCAGAAGGAACCGTTCCTGCTGTATCAGTGACCGTTGTTGCGCCATTGAGAGAAGCGGCAAAGTCATTCTCGGCATATCCAGCAGAAAACTTAACAAGTTCAGAGGTTGTAACTCTTAAACCCGCTGAAAGTTGTGCCTGTCCGACACCAGCAGTTGTAACAACTAACGTGTTAACAGACGTTGCGTAGTAAGCTATTCGGTTTGTAGCACTACCATCACTTAACCCGAAAGCACCATACTGCTCGTTATTAGGTTTATTACTCTTGAACTCTACCAAAACAGTCCCTGCCTTCTGGTTATACCCAAAGGCACTCGTAGGAAGGGTAGTTACATCTGCCGCCCTAGTAGCTGTGCTACCTGTTGTTGGGATGTAGGACGAAGGGAAAGCGCCAGCTTCCATTTGTGCGCCCCATAAGAACACACTATCTCCAATCGCATTAGTGACATTACTCCAAGGGTCGCCATTGCCCTCTGTTGGCTTTGGAGAGAACAACACACGAGACCAGCTATTAGTTATGCCCCATGCTTGGCAAAGATACCAACCATTAGGGTAAGCGGTTATGCTGGTGTGACCAATAGTAGTGGACTTGTTCCCTGTAACGCCATTTGCAAGGTCAAAGTATGCCCAGCAATCTCCAGCTTCCCCGAAACCAAGCCAATCAACTGTGTCGGCTTTAGCGAAGACACTAACGCAACCACCAGTAGGCACATCGTCATTTGTAAAAGCTCCATTGTTTGTGGCCGCATTCTTAGCGGCAATTCTGTCGGCTGTTAAATTGCCATCAGGTGCAATTGCTACATTACCTGTTGTTGTTACTGCAGTATATGACTTCCAGTACGCATTCGTGAAATCTTCAGAATACTTCGCAACATTAGTCCTAGCTTCTTCAATCAGTAAACCTTTGACTGCACCAGTAGCATCGTACTCAATACGAGGTTCGTTGTTACCATGGTTCCAAAGTTGAAGTGTGCCATCAGGTTGATCGTATAGGACTTCTTTGACTGAGATGTTGTCAAATAAAACTACGCTAGATGTGTCGAAAGCCTCAAGGCGAATGTAAGTAGAATTTGATAGTGCAACAAAAACAAATTCATATGTGCCAGTTGCACTAGTTTGAGACAAAGTTTCTAAACCACTACCGAAATTGTTATTGTCCTTGACCTCAATTCTTGCACGTCCTGTTTGTGGGGCATGGTCGCTAGAGAATTTATATCTTTTCCCTGCTACAGTTGTAATAGTCTGATTCACACCACTACCGCTTACTCCGCTAACAGAAGTAACCTCAATTTGATTACCTACAATTGCAGAAGTTGTACCGTCATTATTCCAACCAGACAAATCAGTATCAAACGTACCATTAGTAACCAACTCTGAGCCGTAGCTAATTTTCCTTAAAGCTGTACCACCTGATGCTCTGGTGAATGTTATTAAGTCTGTTGCACTATTAAAATTCTTAGTACCCATATTATTCACTCCAATCTAATACTGTGAAACTGTTTGTGGATAAACCATCGAATGTTAATTGTAATGATGGTTCTGTGGATGGTGCTGATGCCTCCGCAATACCAGTGTCACCTAAGTCTTCATCCCACACACGGAACTGTCCGATTGTACCCATGAAGATGTAGCCAAGTTCTAAGTTGCTGTTTGATAGGTCAGGCATGTCTGTAGGGGTTGCCGCTGTTAACGCTATACCGCCTTCTGCACCATTTAAGAAGGTTGAGCTGTGACGAGTAGCAATGTTAAACGGAACGTTGGTGTTGGGTGTAAAATAGTTAAATGCGTTTGTAGTCGAAGAAAAGGCTGATGTTAATGTCCTTTGGCTTACTATCATCTGCCCAGTTCTACTTGCAACAGTATGGATTCCTGCATACAAAAACTCTGTGGTTGCCGCCGACCATCTAAACCAAGTTGCTTCACCCGCTGTCCAGTGACCTGTTGAATATGCCAAATTATTATCAGCATAAGTCATCTTACCATCCATCTGGATAGACATATTAGTAGAACTATATGGTAGATTAGCCGCAGGGACTGTTAGTGTATCAGCCGCCCTTGTTACAGTTGAACTTGATGTTGGGATGTAGCTTGATGCTGTTGAGCCATCTTCTAGTTGATGACCCCAAAAGTAGATACCTGAAGTTCCATCAGCAGTAAAACCTTGAGAACCATCTGTATCGAGAAACTCAACAGCAGGGTAGGGGTTTACGCTGTTTGTTATGTAGGAAGCAGAACATCTGTACCAGCCATTACCCACATCCTCTATAGACTTGAATATTTCAGTACCACCAGTTGTTGTTGCACTTACAGCACTTAAATCAAATTTAGTTACTGTGCCACCACCTTGATTTCTCTGAGATACTTCAAGGAGGTTATACCCATTGGATTTTGCATAGAAACTATAAATCTCCTTGCTACCATCATTTGCGCTGTAGGAAGAAGAATATTGAAATAAATGTCTTCCTGCATTAATTGGAGTTATCAAATCAGCAGTTGTTGTACCGTCAGGACTAACCGCAGAGTCTGAAGTTTTTGTAATGTTAAATGAACTATTCGTTTTAGTCAGTGAGCTATTTAAATAGAAGTTAGTCCTAGCTTCACTCTCATGGAGTACGCCTTCGTTAACCCAAGCAGAGCCATTGTAGACGTGATGTCCAACTCTTGGTGCATAAACAGGAGAGCTTGTTGTTGGGACGTAGCTGTTGCCTGTTGCTGAGTTGTTTACCATTCCACCTAAGTCACTGCGGTAAGCGTGTGGATGCCAGATTTCTATATCACCTAATTGGTTAATTACAGGGTTGTCGCCTTGTTTTCCAATTATATAGTAAAGAGAAGTGTCACTACCTAAAACTGTAAATTCAAACTCAACTAATTGCCAAGTGCTTGTTACTGTAACATCACTAAATATAGAATTGTTATCTCCATTTGTCCCACCATTAATCCCTAACGGTAGTGTCGTTACAGTGTCACTTCTTGCCCAGAAGGAATATGTAATTATATCTCCTGCAGTATATGTGCCAGAAGAGCGAATATACCTAAGAGCGGTAGTAGAACCCATTGTGAGTGTAGCCGCCGTGGTTGTCCCATCTGGAGCAACAGCATTGTCTACTACAACAGAACCAGTACCTACTTGAGTCCACAAATTCAGCTCTTCAGACCTAGTTAAAAGGTTATGTGGCGACCATTTGAGAAGACCATCTGAGTCTACCATCGTAGCATTACCTGCACGAGCATGAGTTACAGCAGAGCTTAAAGTAGTGTCTGTACCACCTGTTTTATATACTGAGTTCTTAAAGTCAAGAACAAAGTCAGGAGTAAAAGAGTTTACTTCATAAGGGTCTACAATAGCCACAGAAGACC